TAAGATCATTGGTACTCATCTTGTACCGTTTTTTATTATAAGTGATTTGCATAATTGCACTCCTCTCAATAAGGGATTTCATCACGACAGGTAAACCTTTCGCTATCAATGAATGCTTTATCCCAAGCTAATTTAGCCCTACGTTTGAACTTATCTGAGTCAAACCTAGGATTCTTTGAGGCGATTCGCACCGCCTCAGTAAGAGCGTCTAGCTGATAGACATCGCACAATGGTGCAATCTCCGTAGCTATAAACTCAAAGTGTTGTCTAGTTAATTTCATTTTTAGATACTCCCATTAACTCATGAAGTTTAGCTGGCGCACCATGTTCTTCAACATGGCCGACATACTCGCGCAATGAATCGCGCAAGTCTAACAATGCCTCAATCAATTCACCAGCATTTGATTTAGTCAAAGGCATTGGAACAGTTGTAGTTAAGTGTTCACCTTTACCTTTAGGTGATTCACCATCGATCTTAAGTTTCTTAACTTTAAGATCAAAGATTTCAGCAGCCACATCATTCAGCTTCCAAAGCTGTTTGACTGTTGCTGGTTGGTTGTCTCTATCATACATAGCTTTCCTCCTAGTCTATGGTTGAAGTGATAGTAATATTGTAACGAATATAATCACAGATAATATCATTGAGTTCGTCTGTGTATTCATGGATATCAAAATTTAATGAGTCATTTATTTCAGACTCTTTGAAGCCATCGAGTTTGGCATCAATCATCTTTTCAAGTTGTGGTTTAAGTAGTTCGAACAAGACTACTGCTAGTTTTGATTCTCTACCTGATAAAATTGTATCTTGGTCAGCTACCGCTGTTACTTGGTCTTGCATATTGTTACTCCTCTTATAAAACAATTTATACAATTCATTGATGAGAAAGTCAAATTCATTTATGTCTTTCTCTGTTCTTTTTTCACACACACACTCACGCCCCAACCTCACTGTTAGTCGCAGGGTCAAGCTTGGTGCTAGTGTCTGTTCGATGAGCCAGTTGAAAGCTGATCCAACGGGCGCAAGCGTTGGTCGTCGTCTGGGCGCGAAAGCCCAGTTAATCGGCGCGAAGCGCCGAGAAAATTTTGGAGGGCTGATTTCTCAACCCTCCTGATTTTCTATGATGCCTTTGACAAGCTGTCCATCTCTGCGAGAGTGGACGCTATGTCCTCTGGAATCTCAGCATCTGGCTGAGCTTTGACAGAAGTGTAAGACATGCCGAAATGCTTCTTGTAAGCTTTCTGCATCTTTGCAAGTTCTGACTCCATAACTCGCAAACCGAAAGCTTCCGCTTTCCATTTTGCAGCACTAGCCTTGAGATTATTAGTTGATATCTCGTCGCCTGTGTACTGCTTGCGATATAGGTTTGCCCAGTAAGCTGCTTTTGCTTCTCTGTCAGCCTGTCTCGGAATCCAGAACTCAAGATCTTCGATTTCTCGCTGTAGCTTCCTACGACAATGATATTCTAAGCTGTCAACATGACGCCATCCGTCGGTGCCGTCTGACATGTTATCCTCAGTGAAATATAACTCTGTAGGGTTTGTGTAAGTTTCAACGATATGTTTAAAAAGATTAGACATGATATATACTCCTATAATTTTCATCTAGCTTTTCTAAATTTGTCCGACCCAAAGTGAGGGGCTGGACAACAACGACAGGGGCTAACCATGGTTCCTAGGTCAATACGCAACTACGTCCGTATTTACCTAGGGTTCTGGATAGGCCATGACGGTGGTGGCCAGACGCGAGCTTTGGCGTTGGTCATATTTATTATCTCTTTTCTTTTTCCGAGCGTAAGCGAGGCCTATCTAGAACGCTTTATCGGGTGAGCGATAGCGAGGGGGATTTGCACGAGAAATCCCCCTGAGCAAGTCGGTACTCACCGCCTACGGCGGCAGAGACTCTGCGAGGCTCTGTCTTTGATGAGTGACGCGGTTTCCGCAAAAAAGAGCGCGGCAAGGCCGCACAATAATTGCGGAAATGATCCATAATGTGCGTTGACAAAGGACTATTTTGGCGTGGTATAGATGGGGGGAG